CATAATCACTGGTTGCTAATACTCCACCTGCTATAATATATAAGCCGTGATTAGTGCCGTCGTTATCTATAGTTTGACATACCGAATTAGCACCATCATCATTTACAGTAAACGATATATCTGTTCCGCCTATATCTGCAGAGCCATCTTCTATGGCCACAAAGTTTGCCAAAACGGCGGCCATGCCTGCGGATACCGTGTCGGTTTGTGCGGGCTTGGCACTATTCCATACTGCTTGACAAGGACTTACAAAAATTAAAAACGCAAAAAATACACTTAATATTTTTCTCATTATCTCCTCCTATTTCTTTGCATAACTATCTGTTTTTTTATGACATCGCCTACATAAAGTTATTCCATTGGCAATATCCCAAAATGCTTTATATTTTATTGCTAATCTAACTAAAGTCTCTTTATCTTCAATTGGTGAAAACTGGTCATATAATTCTAAAAATCCTTCAAAAATACCAGAAAATGATTTAATATGATGAGCGTGTAATTCACCGCCTCTTATTTTACAATCTTGACAAGTATAGTTGTCCCTAATAAAAACTCGTTGTATCCATTCTCTATATTCAATTGAATATCTAATCATTTTTGCTAAAGGAGTAATCCCACCTTGCCAATTACTACTATCTTTACCGATTTTACCAATATGAGATTTGGATATTTTTAATTTTTGTTCTTCTGACATTTTTTTGCCTTTATTCCAAGATATAAGATGCTTTCCTTTACTCCAAGGAATATGCCCTTTTTTAAATCCACCACCAAGATAAATATGTTTTCCTTTATTCCAAGGGATTTGTCCTTTACTATATGAATTACCTTTTTGAAATCCGTGTGTAGGTTTATGTCCTTTCTGAAATCCACATTGAGGCGGATGTTTATAAATTCCTTTTGGCATTTTATAAAATCTCCGTCTTTGGTTCGACAGTGAAGGAAAAATGAACAGCAGAAATTTTTAATGATTCTGCGTCGTCGTCGTGAAACAATCTATATTTGAATGTTTTACAAAAAGTGTTATATGGGAATTTGTATATTGCATATCCTTTTGAAGCATAGGTAGCAAGTGCAAAATCCTTATCTGTCCTGCTTGAACTGCCGTCTTTGTAATATCCAAACGTCAATGTTCCACTTGCAGTATCTCGTTCAAAATCTACTCTTACCTGACGCATATGTTTTCTTACTCTTTTTAACAAGGGGCTTATCCAGCTAAAGTCTATCCAAGGCGACGTATATAACATTTCAATAGCTGTTTCAGATATCTTGCCATACCCAAAGGTAAGTTTTACTATATAATCAGTTGCTCCACTTCCTCTTTCTAAATAGACATCTGCATAATTTGCTACATTATCGCCTAATACAAGAAGCTGGCATTTGAATTGAACAAATCTACCTGTTAAACCTACTGTTGAACCTGTGGGGGTAGAATAGGGTCCACTCCAAGACGCCGCCAAGCAAGCGGCTTCAGAAGATCCACTTCTTACAAAAAATATCGCATCCCCATAACTCCCGAGTTGTTCATTCCAGAATATTGCATCTATATTCTTAGACTCTGCATCATAAACTTTTGAAGTATATATTCCAGAAGGGCTGATTGTATCCTGCACACCATCATAATCACTAATTTTATCGCTTGCACCAATAAGGGTAGAAATAACTTTAGCTCCTACATCATCTGTTACTCCGCTGTTTAACTGTAATAGTGGCGCGGCATCTGTCCCACCTGAAGTCAAGTTTGAAGTAAGGGTCCCTAAATCAATCTGTGTCTTGGTTTGTATATAAAGGTCAGATAAATCGGTATCTTCTCTCATTACAAAACCTGTTGCATCAGAGCTTCCTGTGAGAAGTTCTCCTTCATCAGTTCCGCTATTTAATGAAACAAAGCAATCCACATTCTTTTTATCTATTGTCCAAGTGCCTGAAATGAGATTTATCTTTAACACTCTATCGCTGTAGGCATTTCCATCGGCGCTTGAATAAGTTAAGTGATATTCGTTGTTATGATAGTGCCCTTCGGCATCTGCAAGCCTGTCTTCTGGAATAGCTGATATAATCGGCTCTAATTCCTCAAAGACCGGCTCTGTGCCTATTCCTGTCCATCTTACGAGCCTTTTCTTCTTCTGGGCGTATCTTGAAATATAAATAAGACCAAAAGGCGTCTTGGCGACTGAATAAGGCGCTATGGGTCCTGATATAGATAAAACCTTACTAAAATCTGTCCAACCTATCGGACTGTCTGTATCTGTGTTTATTCTGATAACCGCAGATGGCTTAAAAACTATTATATTGCCAAACTGATCCTCAAACGGCCCTATTACATCTTCCCCATTATCTCTTAGAATATCAAAGTAATTGGCAGCAGGGAACACATCAGGATATGAAAGCCCTGAACGGATATCTGAATATATGACTCTTGATTTATAAGTGTCGTTATACCCTAAGAATACTCTTGATTTATGTAGACAGAGGTATTTATATGTTCCCGGTGCGTCATAATCTGTCGGGCCTAAGTCAGTTCCTAAATCAGCATCTACTGTTGTATCAGCATAAGTCGTTGTAGTATTATCGCTTATAGTTGTTAAAAGATAATAAACCGATCCGCCGTCAAGTGTTCTATATATCTTTCTCGCTGTAACCCTTGTGTTTGCTGATACCGGGATAGTTACAGTTATACTTTTATCGGCAACGGTTCTTGCGGGTGAGGGATCTGAAACACTCCCTTCCTGATAGTCGTCTATCTGGTAAGTTACCTTATACTGATAAGCTCCTGTCAAGCCGGCGCCTGCGCCTTGTGCAGTTGAAGGTGAATCAGGTATAGGAATACCCATATCATTGATATTAGTGCCGTCATAGACCTGATTTGCGTCCGTTCCGTTCACCCAATACCATAGATCCTTGAATGTTAATGCCATACACCTTAAACCTGCTGTAAGGCCTGTTTTAAGGTTAGTAAATGCGCCTGTGTTGTCGTTTCCGGTCTTTAAGGTAGTATCGTATGATATTATGAGGGTTTTACTTGCATCCGAGTTTTTATAGTATCTTGAGCCGAAGATAATCCTTTCAGTTCCTATTGTGGCCATATTGCCGTATTTGGAACGGTTTTTACGTTTTTCTATTGATCCAAGCTCCTCATCAAACCTTACGTTCTGTGCGTCATAACCAACAGTAGGTGGTAGTAATTCTTCCTTCGTCTTTCTTGCAAGAGTCCGGAAATTATCTATTGTAACGATAAACTCTTTTTTGTTTTTAATCTTTAGTTTCGCCATAGTTATACCTTAAAAGCACTTTTAGCCCTATTTATCCCGCCTGCGCCTTGTGCTTTCATAGCATCTATCAAATCAGGCCTGTATAGCATTTTCTGTTTAGCTTCCAGAGTTCTTGTGACAAACATTGACTTTGCTTCCTCTGCGCTTGCTCTGTCACCATACATCCAAAGAGCCTTGTATCTTACATAATCTATAAGGATTTCTTCATAGTCTGCAAGATGAGGATACTGAACGGTTTTAGAAGAAGAAAATGGGTAATCGTCGTCATCATCCATATCTAACGAGCGCGCGTAATAGTATAATTTCAAATAGTCCGTTCCCGCGTATGTATCGCTTGCGTTAGGGTGTATATTTATTATGTTGCCCTCTATCGTGTATCTCATAGGCAGCGCATCATCTGAATTTAGCCACGTAGGAAAGTCCCTGTTTAATTTAACCATTGTGTAAGGATCCATCCATTCCCACTTTTCATTCTCTGCGTTATAAAGCCATAGACCTTCCCTGCGTATCTTGCCAAAATTTGTTACATAAGTAGATAAGGCATATTCTGTCTGACTTTCTACCAAGTCAAATGTATCAGAGGTAGGCAGGGCATCTGTCATCTTGATAAACTCTGTGCAGGCAAGATTGAGAAAAATGAGCAGGTTAATGTCCGATATCACATCTGTATCGCTTATCTCTGGTATCTCTAAGCGTGCAAGTGCTAAAAGGGTTTTCTGTGTCATTTTGATTTCCTTTCATAAAACCTTTGACGGCCTATGTCTTCAAATGCTCCGGTTTCAGTTACCCAAGAGGGCTCACCAAAGGCCTCTACGTTTTCCATAAACCACCAAGGCCGTCGATCTTCAGGGTTTTGCATAAGTTGTTTAAGTATCGCGCCATATTCATCATATTTTTCTTTTTCATATTCGTTTAAATCGCCTGTTGAGGCTTTTATATATTGCGGGTCCTTTTTCCTATAAGAAGAAAACCCTTTTAACCCTTCGCCTGCTTCAAGCCTGTTGAGGATCACATTTGCAATGGCCGTCATTTCTTCAGGATTACCACCGGCGCCTTCTGCGTATAAAACATCCTGTATGGCCTTTATATCAGGTTCTTTGAACAAAAAGTCATATTCACCCATTGCAGTTCCTAATAAAGCTATTATAAGTAGCCAAATCATCTTGCTTCAAATACATTCACGCTTGCTGTCGAACTTGCCACTATCCCATACAGAGTTGTATATTCATCTAAATCTATCTGGAATGTTTCTCCATATTTAAGCTGTAACCCACCTGTAGCCGTCGTATCTGCTGTAACATCCGAATCTCCAAGATAAACAGTAGTCGCAGAGGACACGTTCTTTACTATCATAGACTTTCTGCCAACAAGCGCTGTAGTGGGCAAGGCTGTAGCAGTTGTTGTAACGCTTATCGTATTCTGGTCTATGCCGTTCTCGAGGACCCAATCCGGATTCTGGGCATAACACTGGCAGGTTAGGAAAATAATTAAGATAAGTAGGCTAATTCTTTTCATTGAGTATCCCTTTTGCCATATCAATTTGCCCAAGACAATAATTCAAACGCGCTGTATCTCTTGATTTATGGTGCATAGCATACCCCTTTAAAGCCTTTTCTTTCTGATCGAGTAGATATTTGACATTAATAACGTGGTTCATACGCTTGATATATCTGTCTATCGCTTTCTGCCGACATCTCTTTAAAAACTCTCTAAACAATTTCTTCATATTCTATTTGCACCTTGAATAGTTCATTTTTAGATATGTTGCTTATCGATACAGTATATATCCCTTTTAATGTATGAAGGTCTATATCTATCTTCGTCCCCTTTAGGCCTCTTTTTTTGTAAACCTCTAAGCCATTATCATCGGTCATAATAAAGTTGTAGGTCGTAGTTGAAGTCGCCGGTTCTATGTATATCCGATAACATAACCCTCTCAAGTCAAGGGTGTTGAAACTGATAGCATTAGCTACCGCAGTAGCTTCCTTGTAATATTTGACTATCACTTATATAAGTCCTAACCAAACCTTACCACTTGTAGTAAGCGTAGTAACATAGATCCCTTTAGCGGCCTGACCACCAAGGAAGAAATATCTATAGTTTCCTATTGCGCTTACATCAACGTTTTTATGATAGAATACATCGTTTCCGCCATCAGCATCACTTAACAATACCTCGCCATTATCTGTGGCGGCATAGTGCATAATCCAAAGTATTCTGCACCCTGTGGTTAATATTGATGTCGCGGCAGTTTCTAACCTTAATACTTTTGTCCCTGTTTGATCGCTCATTCCATTCCCTCCAATGCTTTTTTAGCCGTTGCTTCACTTTCAGCAAAGACATACAGCTTTTCAGTTCTTTCCCCAATGGGGGATTTTACATCAGTTATTGTAAAGCCCAAACCTTGTAAGTGTTGGACTATATTACGTTCTGTGGTCTCATAACCTTTAGGTGGTTTCTTTTCTACCTTTTTTTCTACCTTTGCTACTTTTTTCTTTACTACCTTTTTCTTAAACATTATTCCTCCTATATGTTTGTGCCAGCAACAAGGCGCCGGTAGTCCTTTAACTTCTCGTTTTTCTCTATGTGCCTTCCGCTGTCGCGTTCAACTTCCTCGTCCCAACACGTTCCGGCCTTACAAATCCAAAATCCTGCCCGGTATTCAAACAGTTCTGATTCTGTAGTGTCGCATTTCCGGCATGTTCCTATTACTGGGACTTCTTTTTCCATTTTTCTCTCTCTTTTAAAGCAAGTAATACTATACCAACACAGGCAATTCTCACGAAATACATACTTGTCCAAGTCATACAAGAAATCAATACGACTAAGACTGAAACCCATAAGTAGTCTTTCTTTACATTTTTTAAAGCATTATACAAAAACGCAATACCTACTATCCCAAAAGGTATTCCCAAGTCTTTAATTATGTTTAAATAGTCATTATGCCGATAGATAAATTGATCTCTTACGACAATCATGTTATTCCCCATTGTATTATCAAATCCCCAACCTAAATACGGGTGCTTCATGATCTCTTTTAAAGTGGCGATATATATATCTAAACGAAGGCCTGCCTTGTAAAGAAATATCTCTTTTCTAAAGAATATATATACTCCCCACGCTAATAGCCATAGGACGCCCCATTTCCTTTTATGAATAAGAAGATATATCCCCACCGCAATAATAAGTGCGAATAACCCTGTAAATGACTTAGCCCAGAATATATGAGCCAACACAATGCACACAATAGGCATTATCACAAGGGGTTTTTTATAATTCCATAGAATAGGTATTGAAATAGCCGAGAATATGCCTAAATGCGGTGCGTGCCCCATAAACCCTGATATGACTGAATCGTTAGTAGACCATATAAGTTTTAAACCCACTGCTTGCATTATGGCAAAAGTAAAATTAAGTATATTGATTATAAGAATAGGATAGATTATCTTAAAATTACTGGAATATGAAATTATAAGATAATACAGAATAGATCCACATAAAACAAAGACAAAGCCTTCTGCCAAGAGGCAGAAATTTATATACTTACCTACCGAAGAACCGAATAGAGATACCTCTGCTGAATGTATAAATATACCGACAAGCGACCATAATACAAAGAATGCAAGATAGTTGCTTTTAAAATCTCTTATTTTTTCTTGAGTTAAGGATAAAGCGAGGAGTGCGAAGATTCCGAAGACAAAAAAGACTCCTTGTATCTGGTTCAAACTTATTCCAGACCAGTAAAAGATAGGGCATAGTGTTACAAATACATACAACCCTATATCAAACAGGGGGAGGGTTTTTAGCCCTCCCCAAGTCTTCATCATAGATAATATACTGTTATTGTGCCGGTTGCATTCGTGCTCATTACGACAAGACCGCTTGTTATTTTCCTCGGAAAAGGAAACATTACGGTCTCGGCAGTTCCAGAGGCAACATAAACTTCACCAAAAACAGTGGAGTCGCCTGCTGTCGCTGCATCTACATTGTCCATTACAGCGCCCGCACCTGCGGCCGAATCGCTGAAGGTAAAACCAAGAACTCTATTCTGTGTAGTAACGGAACTTGAAAGAGTTTTACCTGCAGTTAAAGCAACAGTATATGTCTTTACACTCTGCATAGGCTCCCCGTAATAGACAGGAGCTGCAGAAAGTAATCCTGCGGCCGAACCAATTATCATAACCGCAAGGAGTATAGCAAGTATTTTTCTCATCTTAATTCTCCTTTTGATTATGAAGTGCTAAAGTTAGCACCGACCCAGAATCTGAAGTTATCTACGCAACGACCAAATCTTATCCTACATCTTACAACCTGCCCGTCTTTCTGCTTATCTTCATAGTAGTCGATTGAGAGAGGCAGTCTTGCGAGTGATTTAAGACCAAGATTCGCACAACCCATAAACCACGCATCTGAATCTGTCAGATACGGCCATCCTACTACTCTAAGCTGTGCTTTCCAAAGGTTCTCAACACCTGAATGTGTGCCGCTTACCATTGCAGCAGATTCGACTATCCTTCTTGCGGCAAACCAGTTGTCTGATCCAAGCTGAACAAGTAAAACAGTAGGCCTAATATATATCTTTTTACCTGCTTCATCATACGCGTTAGTTACTGTCAGAAGCTGATATTGCTTTTGCAGGTTGGCCTCATTCAGATCAAGTGTCTGAACACCGTTGTAGTAGGTTAATCCACTCTTAGCTGTTCTGTCGTTCGCAGTTAGAGTGAAGAACGGCTTTCCATCATATAGATAACTACCATAGCTTGTAGATAGAACTCCGCCGTCTATGTCATTCAAGAAAGTAGCATGCCCTGAAGTATATCCGCCATAGTTAAATAGATCAGCATGTTCTGTTTCCTGTGTTGCACGTGATACCCTACCTAAACCCTGAGACCAAGTTTTCAAGAAATTCTTTATCTTACGGTTGTCATCTATGGACTCATTAGAGATAGGAAGTTCTACTGCGTGTTTATAATTAGCACAATAGACGGTAAAACCTTCAACTGCTGAAGTTCTGTCTATTGTCTGGGATTCTGCATGTCTTTCCAGTTTCCCCGGGCCTACGACTGTCGTATATTGTTCATACGCGCCCTCTGAGCTCTCTACATCGAAGACTTCCGAATACACAAGCTTTTCTTCGTTGTATGTCTCAATAGCGTAATCGTAGGCGTCATTGACCATACCTTTTACCATATTGGCTCTTGTATCCATGACTTATATCCTCCGTTTACGCCGTTACGTCTCTTGCTACTGTGAGAACTACTAAGTTAAGCCTTACAATTACTGCCTGCTGACCTGCAAGTGCCCCAAAGCGTTCATAATCAACTACCTCAAGAATATCAATACCTGTCGCATCTAAGTCGGCATACATAGTATTGCTTGACAATACTATGTCACAACTTTCGCCTAACATTGCTATCAATGCCGCTTCTGTCTGTGCTACGTCAATAGGCATTCTATACAGTGTTTCTCTGCAGATGTTTACTGGAACTTTAGTCCGACCGGCTGTTGTAGAAGATGTAAAATCTCCTGTCTTCGCCCATCCAAATATAGCAGTGTCAGTTGCACTTGCTACTTCAAGATAGCCGGAACTATTCATTGTTACAAAACATCCGCTTAAATGCTCAAATACCTCTGCTGCAGCTACTGGATATTCTCTAATTATCTCAGGGCCACCTACGACACCATACTTTACATTCATAGGTTACTCCTTATTTAATATACAAGTGGCTCGGATATTAACTCCGGAACGTTCTTAGCGTTCTTCTGTTTGGCTAAAGCTTTATACTTATTCAGCCGCCCAAAATAGTCTTCTTCCGAAGTAAAGTTCATATCCTGCATTTCCTTTGCCTGTGGATCTGTCAACTTACCCGAAGGAGCAGGTGTTTTTTGCCCAGTAGAAGTGGTGGTATCACCAATTATCTTTTTGCCTTCTAAAGCTTCTTTAGCGCCTTCTGCCCTTGCTACTTTAAGCCTTTCTTCCATGTTCTCGCCAAGCAAGGAATTAAATACTATCTTTAATCCCTCTTTGGTAATCTGCGAAGGATCTATGTCATCAACAATATTATCAAACCTACTCTCATGTTCAGAGAAGTTCTTATACATTGACTTCAATTCGCTTTTGGTTTCCCTGATTACCGCTTTGGCTGCTTTAGTGGCTTTTCTATCTTGACTCATATAATAACCGGTTGCTTGCCCTATCATCTTCGCCATAGTTTTGACGGGAATAAGACTGCCTGTTTCCTCTATTTCGGCCTCTGCATCTTTTTTGAAGTGCGCAAGATGATCTTGAGTTTGAGTCCCAGCCGGTGGTTTTTCTACCGGAGGTTTTGCGTTTATCTCACCCAAGATATCCTCTTTCAACTTCCTATCCCTCTCGGCCAAGTAATTCTTTAAAGGTCGGGGCTTACCATCTATAATCACGACGTCTTCTTTATCACCCTCTGCGCCGGCAGCGGGTTTGACTTCTGCCCCTTCAGGCTTTTCTTCCATTCTCTGTCCCTGTTCCTCTACTGATAGTGCATCCCATTCTTCTACTTGTAACATTTTCTACTCCTTTTTTAACGAATGCTTACGGTGCAACGAACCGCCCAAGGCTACGGGCCTTGAGTCCGATTTGTTACGTTTATCTATTTTCACGCCCTATGCCCATTGCTTTGCCTGACCTTACAACTTCGCTGAGAGCCCCTTGGGCATTCTTAGCATCCCCACGCTTTTCTGCATTCATATAATGCCCCATAGCGTCGGATTGCTGGCGGGCTAATTGTTTTCTTCGTTTTTTATCCATAATAAAAAAAGGCGACTTTAATGTAAGATTTTCTCTTACATAAAATCGCCGTCTCGTGTGTTACTGTTTGAGGTGGTGCGTTATTTCAGATTTTCTATTTTATCAATAACTATTGTTTTAGACAAATCTCCTTTATGAAAGCTTATAGTTATCTTTCCGGTAAATCTTTGCTCAATCAACCTTGTTAGATATTCCACTATTTTTATTAGCATTATCTATCTCATCTTTCTTTACAAATTCTTCCGGTGTAGTAACTATATCCTGTAAAGTTCTTAGTTGTATCTGGAATGTCCTCATTTTCATAAGATATTTATAAGGATCGTCGCTGTCAAAAAATACTATGAGCTTCATATTCTGTTCATACACTTGCTTGAATTTTGACTTTAACTTATGATACCTCTGATCATCAAGGAGCTCTTTCGATTCACGGACAAGTTCTTTTATTTCTTTTTTAGTAGCTTCTTCTATCTTTCCAAGTTCTATTTTCTCAGCTTCCGTTTGTTTCTTAAACGGATTGTTACGCAGGTTGCCGAGTATTTGGTTGAGGTCCGGGAACATTCTTAGCTCCTTTCTCTGGTTGAGGCGGCTGACTTGCCATTTCCTCGAATCTATTTGCTGCTCTCATAGCCATCTCTTTTGCTTGCTTTGGGGTTCCACCTTTTTTTAAAACTTCTGCGCTCGTTCTGCGTATAATCTCTGCGCGCTTATCCTGCATCTTTCGTTTTGCTGCTTCTTCCCTCTGCTTTAATTTATCATCTGAAGGAAGGACTCTCTCAAGTTTCTTATCCCAATCAGAACCAAAGGTTTCGCCTACGATTCTATAAAGCGTCATTCTTTTTCTAATGTTTCCGAAGATTTCAGGATCTTTCATAAGCATACCAAGCATCTGCATATTATCACGCTTCTCAAACATCTTCTCTAATGCAAATCCAGAGGCCTGTGTAATGGTCTTTAAAGGATACTGGAACAGAGGCGCCACCTTGTTTTCTTCTATGCCTAAGATTTCAGCGATCCTTGATTTCGGTATATACTGGTAGATAAGCCTTAATGCCTGATATCCTGCTTCGTTGTTCGATCGTTTCAAACATTTGATATAACGCCTTAGTTTTAACTCTGCCTTTTTCATAAGCGCAAAGGTCTTTGAAGCAGGCGCGTCAGGATCGTCAGGGCTCTCTTTTCCTATCATATAGTTTACAATACCGGATACGTCTTCACCAAATCTCTCAACTACGGCAAACAGGTTGATAAGGCTCGAGAGGTTAGGCGTATTGAATGTAAACTGCTGGACATCATCTACGTTCATAAGCTCCAAGATAGAGCCCGGATACCACCTATGCTCAAAAAGGGCTTTTAATGCGTCAGAACCCTGCCTTACCTTTAACGAAAGCGAGTTTGCTATAACAGAGGCGTTTAAGGTGTGGTTAAGGATCGCATTTAAAGCTATATTGATATCTGACAGCTTCTGCCCAAGTCCCGGTTGATATATCCCGCTGTGAGTGTCTTGTATGTAATAAGGGATTACATAAGGCCTGTTATGGTTGTAGGGGTATCTTATTGCTCTTAAACCGAGCTTGTGTTCTTTTTCTATATTAAATAAGCACCTTTCCTCGATATTATCATTGTCTATATCTACGAAATACATAACTTCATAAGTGTCATAGACTTTTTTAAGGAAGTCCGGATCAAGGTCTTCAGAAAGGCCTTCCTTGCCCATCTTATACTTTAGCTTCTCTGCAACGCCGGCAATATAATCCCCTTGCTTTTCCTGCATAAAGATTTCTTCCCAACGCATAGGAACATATCTTGCGACAATGCGCGCCTTGAGCATACCTGCAAGGCCTTCTGTGGCTATTGGAACATAAATATCTTCCCATTTGGCGTGTTCTGGTTTAGGAGAACGGATAATCTCCTGATTATACTCCAAGACCATATTTATTTTTTCGCCGATAGCGAGCTTCTCTATATACTTAGGATATTTCTGCCAATCATCAGGGAAGTCTTTTTGGAATGTTTCAAGATTGTCATACTCTACGAAATCTCTTACCTTCTCAAAGCTTCTTTTAAAGACCATACATATCCAGCCGGTCCCGAGCAAGAAAGCATCGTGGTATGTCTTAGTCCACGCTTCCGCATCTTCCATTTCGCTATCAGAATAATAATCAAGCGTCTTTTCCTGCATATCACGCGCATTAACGAGTTTCTTATCCGGGGGTGTCTGTATAGCCCATTTAGGATCAACGTCCTCAAAGGCTTCCTCTGTCTGTGCCACGCAGGCATCTACGTTCTTAGGGGTAATTGGGACACATAGATTAAAGCAACTCGGGAACGGCGTAGAGGTATCTTCTACCGTAAGGTCATACTGATTTCGATATTCCTTGATTTTCCCATAGAGAGGTTTTCTGTCAGTATCTATAATATCTATCTCATCAAGCATATTATCTACTATGATCTGCAAGTTATCTGCTGTCAAATTTAGATCAAGCCACGAACCTAAAGAAAGCGGAGCTTCCTCGTTTTCTTTTATGACCTTTTTATCAAGCTGCGATATATCTACGTCTTTTCTAATGCTTTCATCTAACATAGTTTACCCCAATTTGTAGTTTTTACCCTGTGCCTTTTTCTTCTTCATTCTTTTCTTACCTCTGTGTTTCCCTTTGCTTCCACAAGGCATTATCGTCTCCTTTTTTTCCTGCGTTTACGTTTGTCCTTCATAGCTTTTGGAAAATTAGCTCTTGTGTTCATTTGTTGAACACCTATCGGTGTTTTAACTTACGTGCAAAGTTAAGTATACCACCAGTGCCCGGTTTGAGGATCCTTGAATGCTCTTTAGGTTGCGTCAAATTCATAACTATCTGCATAAGGATATAAACTACCATAGGCGGCTGCATAGAAGATACCATTTCACTGTGGCCGTCAGGGTGTAATACAACCTTGATTATAGTCTTAGGGCCGTTCTCCTCTACCTTGTCTGGTTCTTTTTTGATTTCGTCTACCATACTACACCTTCCTAAATTCTTTTATTTCAGATATATACGCTGGCCTGCCCATATTATAAACGGCGTTATCCTTGACGTATTTAAGTGCGTCTTCGTAAACAGCGCACACATTAAGCACCTCTATCCTTGTATTCTCACTGATCGAGAATACGAGCCACCTCTTGACTTCCGGAACGATAGTTGGCTCTTTTTTCGGTTCTAAAGGCACTTTCACTTCATGTCTTGAATGTTCTGTTTCTGCCCCTTCTCCTTCTTTCATCTTAGTCTCCTCGCTTAAAGCCGTAGCCTTGGTTTGGTTTAGGCCTCTGCCCCTGATTATATCTCTCCCTTGCCCCCTTTATATCTTTTTGCGAAACATAAGGATAATATACCCTCATCATACCTGCTATGGCGCGTGCTACTACTAAGTCGTCTTTTTTGCCTTCCTCGGCCATAGGCTTCTTTCTCTTAGGATCGTTTATAAAAGTCCTCATTTGTGAAAGTATTTGAGAATCGAGTATACTCGTAGCCCCTTCCCTTAACTCCTCTGCCATCTGCGCAAGCATCTGGGGCCTTGTAGATACGTTCGTATTCCACCCTAATTCATCTGTCTGCTTCGGAGAGCCGGTCTTGTTGTGGATCTTCCGGAATATATTACCATAGGTCTTATAAAGCTTCTGACAGACGGCCGAACCATATCCCTTGTTTTCCGGCCCTATCATAGCGTTATTAAAGTATTTGCCGGCTTTCTTTAAATCGTCTGCGAACTCATCCGTGTCTACTGTGCAGTTATATACGCATGCGCTGGTGTTCGTTCTCTTGTTTAAGACCACAAAAGCCGAGTCGTCCCCGTGGGCTAACCCCTCTGCCGAATCCCCACCTATACAGTATTGATCGTTTTCAGAGGGCGTTTCATACATACGAAACCTTCCACCCTGCAACTCTCTGAACCTGTGCTTCCCATCTAAAAGGACTATCTCACCCTCTTTGTAAATAACTTCGTCCTCGTTCTTCTTAGCCTTTTGATAGTGGTCCCGCGCCTTGTTCTCCTCTTTTAAAAGAGCTTCCTTGTCAAAATAAAGACTCCCTGTCATAAGGAACGCCTCTATCCAAGTTGAAGGGTATTCCTGATTGAATAACTCTACCTTGCCATCGCAGTTATTTACTATACACCACCTGCGCCAGTTCATCTGTTCGTTCGTAAGCTTATGCCTCTCCTGTAACTCTTTTTCTTCTCTCAGGAACTTCAACCCGTCCTGCTTAATCCCGGCTATCGGATAGTATTCTTCCTTATCTAAAGCCTTCTTATATTCCGGTAATTCAAACCACGGGATGAATATAGCCAACCAGTCGCTTTTCCCTTCAACAGCGTCGCACCAGCGGTCATAAAAGGCATTTCCCATACCATTAGCCGTAGACTCTAAGATAATCATAGAATTGGCCGCATTAGGCACGGAATTGCTTAAACCGGTCATAATCGTGCCTAAGTCCGTGAAAAACGCGCATTCTGACAGGTGAACATACTGTAAGGTGAATTTTCGGCCCGCTTGCTTGTTTTCTGCGGTATCGATTAAAACTTGGGAGTGGATCCCCTCAAATTCCAGTTTCTTCTCGTTTGAGTGGCGTAGTCTCGGTTTTAAGTGATTTTCTAAGGTTTCGTGATAAAGCTTCTGCATTTCAAAGATATAATTGGATCCCCTGACATCATCAGCGATAACCATAGAGTTTATACCCTTAGTCTGTGAGGTAAGGGCGTATATAATAGCCTCTATCAGCGTAGAGTTATGAGAAACAAATCCTTCTGCAATAAATGTTTTGTCAGAAGTCTGCAAATCTATCATTCTTTGCTGTTTTAATGGTTCTATATTTGCTATCTTACACCAAGCTTCACATCCCTTACCTCTACCCGGCAAAGATTTACCTTCCCACCATTTCTTATTAACAAAACGTGATGGTCTTGTTTTACCTACCAGACGAAATAATTCATCCATTCTACCAAGGGTTAATCGTCCAACAGGATTATTGCTAAATTTTCCGCCATTTGGTATGGAAAGCCGATTATCCATACTCTCTCTAAAAGTATACCCGTTATCTTTTAAATATTTTCTTGCTCTATTATATACATCCCCGGGGCGTTGGCAAACCATCATTTCACACCCAGCCCGTTCTTTTTTTCTAACTGTGCCTTCACCATCTATCATACCACCAAACCAACCATCTTCATAATCAGATTCATCCCAAGGATTAGTAATATGTCTTATAACATCGTCTATCCTCATATCCTTAACACAACGCCATTGTGTTTCTACTGAGTTTCTTCTTTTGCAAAGAAATCTATGATTTGGTGTAGCAATTAATTCACGCCCATCTTCCATTGTTATTTTAAAAGCCTCTTCATATACATCTCTACGAGCAACAATTGTGCCAACTTTTAACTTTCTACCTTTTCGATGTATTCCAGTTTCATCAACTGTTACAATCTCTTGCCCGATAGGAATATCGTCTATATAAACCCATCTTAAATCTGAAGTTAATACTCTTGTATCTGGGTCTAAGCAAACTCCTGTCTGCCGCGCTTTTAAAACCATCATGCGGATAGGCTTACCTTCATCTAAAAGCTTCTGGATAATGGCCAATACGATCTTCTGGACAGAGTTTAGCTTTAACTTAACCATACCCTGCGACTTGGTCTTTATAGTGAAAAACTCATCCTCAACCAACCGCATAGGCTCTCTTTCGATAGCCTCGGCCTCAAGCTGGTCTACATCCTTTGAGGAAAATTCCTCTGCATCAACAACAGTATCCGTAAATTTACTTACCATCTTTCTCCGTTCCGCTTACTACATAAGATTTACTTTTATTGCTCGCCCACCCTTTGACCGGGTTCCCCCGGGGCAGGTTCTTCCAGTGGCCTTGTAGGATCAGTTCTTCCTTCAGCATCTTATAAAGCTTAGACTGGGGGTTCATTGCCCTTATTTCTGCTCTTAGGAGTTCAAGGCCTATCACGGATACCACAACCCTTCTGTATCACCCCAAGCTACCTGACTTATCAACCTATTAATATGGTTCATAAACGCGCTTTCCGTAAATATCCCAAATTCCCCCCTGTTTGTCAAGAACTGCTGCTCCAACTTATCCGGCGACTGGTTCCCTATAAATCTAAACCACATGAGTTATACACATTTCCATTCGTGAGGTAAACGCGGTTAAAATTTCCCACTTATCCACATTCCTTTCAGGCCCGAGCAGGGCGGATTTGAACCACCGACCTCATGTCCCCATACTTTAAAGCTATCTCGAGTTCATCTAAAGTGCTCAACATGCGCTCTACCGGACTGAGCTACTGCTCGATACATTCCCTACACCATACTTTTTCTATGATATGCCGGTATTTCTTCAAAAACGGCGCGTCGAAGGCCTTGCCACACCCGCCGCACCCCGCCGCCTTGCGGTCCCTGTATGGATAATCCCTTGCATTTCCTGCCTTTTCCTGTATCATCAGCAGGTTGGTTATGTTGAGACTTTGTTCCTCCATATTCCATAAAATAGGACTCACATTATTTCGCCCCCGCATGCGGCACTTCCGTGATACATCTTCCACCCTTTGCTTGTTATGCCATATGCCGGCCTTTTCCCATCAAAACCTTCTTCCGGGGGCCAACACATAAATCCCAATTTTCTACTATACCAGATATCCTTAGTATCATAACCCCTTTGTTTTACCAAAGTTACGAACTTCCTATACTTAGCCCTATGGAACAAAAACCAGACCTTGTTTATGGCCGATTCCAAAAGTTGTGAAAATTCAGATGTAGGGGATATATATATAGTAGGGGGGGGTGCATTTCTCCGGACTACTTTCCAAACACTACTTATTAAGTTTTTTATCACATTATGTCTTATCACGCTGTTTCCTGTGTTTCTGTGTTTAATGGGTAGATAATATATATTATGTCAACTACACAAGGCGAGAAGTTTTAACGACCTACCACAACTGTAATACATACCACATATGGTATACATTTTACCCTGTCTTGACTTTTATGTTATCTTTTATAAAGTAGTCCCTTAACCTGTGAAGCCTTGCCTGTTTCTCTTGAGGCGTGTATTCCCTGTCGTCAATAACCCGATCCGTGAACATAGCAAGGTATTTTCCCTCTAATTCACAGGTTCTTAGGTAGTTTGCCATATCTTTTTTCCTTAGACAGATGCCTTTCGCTATGGCTAAGTCTATCAAAACCCTCTTTATAGTCAGATCAGACACTTGAAAGTCCCTCATAATCTCTTCTCTACACCTTTTCACCACAGTATGAAAAGTAGCATTATGAGCAGTAGCTGGCGAATATCCTGCCTTTAATAGACTACTTCTAGCACTTTTGCCCTTTATTAATTCTTTCTTGACCATAGCTTTCCTTATAGGGTTTATCTTAGACATCACGTCTCGTATCTTGGTATGAGTATCATATCAAAGGTTATATGGTTGATTTCGTGTTCTAATATTTGGGCTATGGTAGGTATGTGTTCAGTAATGACTTGGATTTGTCCCTCTATGTCGTTACTGACGAGGACTTTGGCCTCTGCCTTGCGAATAGATACTTCGGCAGTAATAGCTTCTGGTTGGTCTAAGAGTATCTGCTCTTTGAGAGTAGGCATTTGCCCTCGCTTTGCTCGGTTTAGCAAGTCGCCGGAAAATTGATTATACCCTTGTAAAACTGTCTTTCTTCGGTCATTTGCTGTTTCATTACAGGTTGCTTTGTTCCACTTGCGCCACGATCCTCATCATACCAAAAGACTTTGCGTGTAGGTTGATCCGCTTTTTTGTCTATTGGTAGGTTTTGGTTGTCTTTGCTATGATCAATAAGCATTATTTTTCCCTTACGATATATATGGAAAAGGGGGTTTTCGTAAACACGCACCGGAAGAAAGTATCGTTTTGCAGATACAAACCTAAACTATTTTCATTTTTTACAGTAAACATCAAATGTGCATTTGTAGACGAGGTTATATCGTTTTGGCTTGGTTAAATTACACGCCAAAATATTTAGGGCTTGACTTCCCGGCAGAATATGGTATAATTCCTATGGTGGCACAGAAAGGCAGAAAAGATGAAAAGATTAACAATAGATTTACCAGATGATGAACACAACGAATTTAAAAGCCGGACATCAGGCAAAGGTTTAAAAATGGTTGACTTGATCCGAAAGTGGATCAGGGATTTTCTACATAAGGAAAGGCAAGGGACAAATGGCTCTTGATATTTTTTTATCTTATAATACAGAAATAATGATTTCATTAATTATCTTATTAACAGGCCTGACGATCTTGTATTGTTGGGAATAACAAAGGGGGATTTATGAAAGAGATAACTCTATATCGTTCAGCATTTAAAGATGAGGTAAACGGACATATCTGCAATGAGTTTGACACGATTTTAGATGAGTTGGGAATTAAGGACCATACAGTTGATGAAGTTACTATAAAATATGACGAAGTTCCAAGAGCATTATAAACTATAAGGGGGAAATATGAAAGGATATAGTCATTGTAAAGTTTGTTGGCGAAAGCTAAAGACAGAAGAAGAACAAAGCACAGGTGTTTGTAAAGAGTGTAATAAAAGCTAAGGGGGGTTTATGAAAGTAGGAAAGTTATTAGTAAAGTATGATGAGGCAGAGGCTTTAGAGAGTGAGTTAGAATATCGCAAAGAGGAACGAAAAGAAGAATTAGAGGCCGGCGAATTAACACAAGAAGAATTAGAGCATATAGTATATGCCGGTGATAGCTTAGACTTCTATTGGGAAGATGTAAAGGGGCTTTTAGATGAAATACTGGCCAAAAAGAATAAAGAGGGCTACTGGAAAGCTACTGTTAATAACTTTGGGTGGCGTAACTTAGACGGCCTTAAATACTTTGTAGCTGATAATGCAACGGATTTCTTGCAAGAGATATTACCTAAGACAGATTGCACATTTAAAATATTTAATTATGGCAAAGGCCTTGCGATACAAAATTATCATCACGATAGCCCTATGGGTAATGAGTGGTATTACATAAGGCCTATTAGCTACAATGCATATGAAAAGGTAGCATAACAAAAGGGGGACATATGGCAGTAGAAGTCAGTTTTGAGGTAGTAAGGCAGGACAATGATGTCCGGCTTGTAAAGTTTGACGATACCTGCTATGCAGTAGAGTTTAATCCGGCACAGTTGCCGGATATACAAGACAGCGAGGAGTGGAACATAATGGGTGGATCGGTTGGCTACTCTTTAGCCGAGTTTAAGACTTTGGCACAGGCACAGGAGTTTTATAATAAAGGTTTGGCAGGGCAGGATCAGAACGCTGAAATATGGCTTGAAATGTTAGAAGTTAAAACAAGGGGGATATAATGGGAAACAGGGCAGTTATAACAACAGAAGAAAAGAAAATAGGCGTATATC